GTAGCCTTTAACTATTATGATGATGTCAGTCTAGCTTGGTTGGTATTGCTACCAAACATTGGTCTCGATCCTTATTATGAATGGGCATTAACGCAAAGAGATCTTGAATCGTGGCTAAAAAAGAAATACGGTAGCATAGCAACTGCTCAATCAACAATATTATTTTATGAGCATAGTTCAAAAAACATTACAATATCAGCTGATACATATAATCATAACACTACTCTAACACACATCACCGGTGGTGACTATAGCCAAGTAGATGCTTATACTTATTATGATAGAGTTAATGAAAACAACAGACATATTAAATTAATTGATAGACAATTTGTTGGTTCTATTCCAGCACAACTAAAGAATTTATTTAACAGTAGTTAATTATGGCACAACCAGGCAATCTTGAAATAATAACACTATCTATATATTCACTGGATGCTGCCGGTAGCATTACAGATATGGATGATTTATCTGACCAATATGTTCATTGTATGTTAATGCAGTCTATTTTTGATAGCTCGATTAGATTAAATATTGTAATGAGTGAATCAAAAGGTAGTTTAACAAGATTCAATAAAGTTGGATTTCAAGGACAAGAATTTGTAAAATGCGTCGTTAGAACACCAGAACATCGGACAATTGATTTAGATTTCTGGGTTGAAAATATTGAAGGGATTGAATTTTCTGATAAGCAACAATCAACATCATTAGTTTTGAAGTGTGTAACAAAAGAAAATTTGATTAGTGTTTATCAAAGCGTTAATCAAGCATTTAAAAGTACATACCCTAGAGCAATTAATAGTATTTTTAAAGATTATATTATAACTCCACTTAAATCTAATAAAATGCTGAGCGTTCATGGATCCAGCATCCCATCAATTGTTATTGATGAAGTTGATGATCAATATACACAACAATTTATTATTCCGGGCTTACAACCACTCAGCGCTATTAAATGGTGTACTCGTAGGACTTTTGGAAGTAGTACGCAAAAAAGAAATGTTGGATTGAAAAACGGATCTAATACTTGGGTATTTTATCAGGATTGTGATGATTATCATTATAGAAATTTAGAATATTTAATAGCTAATAATAAGAAAAAAGCAAAGACACTTATATATGGTGCAATGGACGCTGAAAGTGATTCAAAGAAAGAAAATTGGGATATAAAAGTTAAAACCCTAAAAGATATTGAAGGTATGGATAATAGTCATAATAGTAATCACGGTATATATGCAAATAAAGTTAGAGCTATAGATTATTTTAAAAAGACATATAGAGATGTTAGATATAATTATGTTGATGATTTTGAAAGGTTTGAGACATTGGGAAAAAGAACAGTTATAGATACGGGGTTTGCAGACTCTTTTGTAAAATCAAATTGGACTGAATTGTTTTTCAAAGACACAACAAAATTTGGAGGTGCTGTTGGGCAGGGCTATGAGCATGTGCGTGGCCGTAGAAAAGGGTGGTACCATCAATTATTTAACATGAAATGTAAATTAACATTAGAAGGAAACCTAGATTGGAAACCTGGAGAAGTTATTAGTTTAGATGTACCAGAGCAATCAGCTACAACAGTAGAGTCCGGAGATAGAGTAGATACCAAGTTTAGTGGTCATTGGCTTATAGATACAGTTGTGCATTCTTGGAGTAAAGAAAATCATGAAACTACATTAGAGTTGTTAAAAGATAGTGTGGCTAATGCAACAGGAGCTTAATAATGACTGATCTTAATAAATCAACTGGCATTCTACAAACATTACAACATTTTGTAGGTGTTGTAGAAGATCGAAACGATCCATTAAACGTCGGTAGAGTTAGAGTCCGGTGCTTTGGTATCCATACAGAAAATAAAGACAAAATCCCAACAAATATGTTACCTTGGGCGATGCCTGTCATGCCTTTTAATAGCGCATCGATAAGTGGTATTGGTATTAGTCCAACTGGTCCTGTTGAAGGGACATGGGTATTTGGATTATTCTTAGATGGATCTGATTTACAACAACCAGTTGTTCTAGGAACAATGATTGGGATGCCCGAAGAAAAAATTCCAAAGACTGTTGGATTCTCAGATCCCGCTGGAATCTATCCTAAAGAAAAATATTTAAAACAAAGCGATGTTAATAAACTTGCTAGAGGAGAAAGTGCTTGGGGTGAAGAATCTTTAGCACAAAAGCAAGATGGTAGAACTACTGAAATACCTACAGCAGTTCCTCCTATTGCTAAAGAGGTAAGACCATTAGATGGCCCTGTGCAACTAAATGGTACTGCTGTTTTGGGAGATCCTAAAACCAATGTCTATGGTGTTAAAGCTGGTTCATTTTATTATAGAAATAGATGGGACGAACCTAATCCTAGAGTAGGTGGGCAAGCAAGTGATACTTGTTTTACAGACGATACTGGTAAGGGACAGCCTTGGGAAGGTAGAGAAGGTACTAAGCCTGGCAAATCTACTTATCCTCGTAACCATGTCTATTCTACCGAGTCTGGTCATATTATGGAATATGATGATACTCCTAATGCAGAAAGAATACATCAGTATCATACAAAAGGTACATTCTATGAGATACAACCAGATGGTTCAAGAGTAACAAAGGTTGTTGGCGATGATTATCAAATCTATATGAAGGGGCAGAATGTTGTTGTTGAAGGCAACATGAACCTTACAGTAAAGGGCGATGTTAGATTGTTTGTTGAAAGTAATCTATATCAAGAAGTAAAAGGCGATTATCATCTACGTGTTGATGGAGATATGGTAACAAAGATTCAAGGTAACGAACAAAAGATTGTATTGACAAATAAAGCAACACAAATCAATAAAGATAGAAGTACGAGAATTACTGGAAATGATAAACATGAAGTGGTTGGTGATACTGCACGGTTATTTAAAGGGACGTCAAATACTATTCATCAATCCAACGTTGATACAAATATAACAGGATTTAAGAGACAGAAAATGTCTAAATCATTTACTTCAAGCACCGGAGGTAATACTAATTTTGTTGTTCAGGGTGATACAACCATTAAATCAACAAGTAATGTCAACATTCATACAAAGTCTGGTTTGAATATGGATTCTGTGTTAGATACTACTATCGATACACCTACTAAATTTTTGGTAGGGGATAATACATTGCCTGCAAACACAGTAATCAAATCAACTAGAATAGACTTAAACCCATGATGGATATTGCAGCTTATCAAGATCAATTAGTCAACAGCGGTGTTGATCAAAAGTTACAAGACATTGCTATTACAACCAAATTAAAGATGGCGGCGGTAGAAGCACTTGATATAGCTGCCGGCGACCCTTCGGACCTCTTTGCAATTACTAATGATGCATTTGAAGCAATTAAATCCGGAGGTGAAAGTTTGCTTGATCAAGCTGCTGCTTTACAGCCTAAACTTCCCAAGCTACAAGATATGATGGGTGAAGTACTATCTGGTGCTCCTTCTGCAAGTTTATCATCATTATTAGAAAAAGCTGGTGGCGCCGCAGCTGGTCTTCCTAGTGTTGCTTCTCTTTCAAGTGGTGCTCTTGGATCGTTAACAGTACCCAATATTGGAGGACTTAGTGCTGCTGCAGCACAAGTTGCCGGCCAAGTTACAGGAGATGCTTCTGGTGCAATTCCAGGAGCTAGCTTTATTACAAATGCGGCTGGAGGATTACAAAAAGCATTGACTGTTCCATCACTATCTGCAGGATCTTTACCGGCTATACCAGATATTACTTCAGGTGGATTTGATCCAGGATCGTTGATTCCAAATATTGAATTTGACACCGTCCCGGAATTTGATGAAGATGGTATACAAATTGGTGAAAAGATTATTGCTATTAAATTAGGTAAGCCGGCAATAGTACCAGTACAAGATGCTGTAAACGACGCAATACCAGATCCAGTTAAATTAAAAGAAGTAGCACCGACAGCAAAGAATATCTTTCTATCAGATGTTGGTATACTTGCTTCGCTAAGTAGATCAATGATAAATACTTTTGATGGGCCTGTAACTACAGAAGTAGTAGAGGATCCTGTTACAGGTGAAAATATTGTTTATGAAACACAAGTAGATGAAGATGGAGAATCGGTAATGGTACCGTCCGGATTTCCATCTCAAGCAGAATTTAACGCTGCCTACGATCAAGGTCGAAAAGCTGCTGTTGGACATGTACAGAAATTATTAGGACAGTTAAAAACAGGTACCGGAGAAAATACAACAGCGTTTCAAGATACAGCTAAACTTTTAAGTAATATATTACCAGTAGCTGCTGACTTGATCAAGCCTCCTTTGCCTACTAAGGCACCAGGTAAGGCTCGTGTTTTTCAGCTTGATCCAGTAACAGGGGCATCGGTTAACCAAGAGAATCTAATGAATGTAATAAGTAATCTCGCAGTAGCAACAGAAGCTGCAAAACCTGGTTTGAATGCAAATATCAAGAAACTTGATAAAAGCACTACGAGCTTTTTCAATCAAATGGGTAAACCCTTACCACCTGGATCAGAGCCACCTTCATTTAATGAGGATCAAAATTAAATGAGTAAATTAGGACAACTAACAGAATTAACAAAACATAATCTAGAATTTTTTTCTGATATGTTTACTGATTTTTCTCGTCATGCTGTAACTGGAGAGTTGAATAGAAAAACAAATGAAAATGCTGTTAAACAATCTGTTAAAAATTTACTACTCACTAATAAGTATGAGCGGTTGTTTAATCCGGACATAGGCTCTAATCTTAAGGGTATATTGTTTGAAAACATGACTCCGCTATTGCCTCAAATATTAAATGATTACATTGGTGATGTGTTTGATAATTATGAACCAAGAGCTGATTTCTTATTTGCTGACATGAGTTTTGATCATGATAGAAACGGGGCATCAATTGATGTCCATTTTACTATAATAAATAGCCAGGTACAAGCAACATTACCAATATATATAGAAAGGACTAGATAAAATGGCTGCCAATACAGAATTTTCGGTTGCCAACTTAGAATTTGATACTATCAAATCAAATCTGCAAACATTCCTTGAAGGACAAGCTGTTTTTGCAGATTATAATTTTGCTGGTTCCTCTCTAAATGTTTTGCTTGATGTGCTCGCGTACAACACTTATTACAACAACGTATATTTAAATCATGTTGCAACCGAGATGTTTCTTGATAGTGCGCAACTTAGAGATAGTGTTTATTCTATTGCAAAGACACTAAACTATTTGCCTAGATCGTACAGATCGGCAGTTGGTTTTGTTAACATAAATGTTAACCCATCCTCTAATCCACATCAAATAACTATTCCTAGACTAACATCATTTACGTCTACTCTTGGGGATAATACATATACATTTTCAACCAATACTGATATAATTGTATACTCCAACAATAGTTATCTAGCATCTAATGTTGCGATCTATGAAGGAGAACTTGTTCAAGAAGCATTCTTGATTACTAATACATCACCTAACACACAACAGACGTATATTAATAATTTTGATTTAGATTTAACTAGCTTAACAGTTAAAGTAAGAACATCTAATACAGATAGTACTAACAGCGAATATACACGTGCAAATAGTTTGTTTAGTCTTACTGGTACAAGTAATGTATATTTTGTAGAACCTTCTACTAATGGTAGCTACAAAGTGGTGTTTGGTAATGGAGTGTTTGGTAGACAATTGGCTAATAATAATCTTGTAGAGTTAACATATCGTGTTTCTTCTGGCACAGATCCCAATGGCGCAAATAATTTTAGTGCGGCATCTATAGCTGGACACGACGCTGCTATATCATTAGTAACTAGAGCAACAAACGGTGCAGTGAATCAGAACTTAGATGATATTAAGTTTTCAGCACCAAGAGCGCTGGCTGTTCAAGAGAGAGCAGTAACTAAACAAGATTATATAACATTAACACAAAACGAGTTTAATGATGTATCTTCAATGCACGTATATGATGGTGCGGATGAACCAGTTCCTCAGTTTGGTGTTGTTAAATTAGCAATAAGAAGCTCCTCATATGATGTTCTACCCTCTGCATTAAAAACTCAAATTATTAATTTCTTAAAGCCTAAAATGCCGATTGGAATTAGAGGAGAAGTTATAGATTCTGATTTCATTAATGTGGTAATTGACACAACAGTTAAGTTTGATAAAAATGATACTCAAAAGACATTAGGTCAAATACAAACTTTGGTTTCTAATACAATAAGTACTTTTAATACAGATAACCTTGATAAATTTGATGCAGCACTCCGTAAAAGTAAATTAATTGAAAAGGTTAATGAGACTGACGGATCTATTGTTAGTAATGAAGTTCGTGTTAGAATGACTAAAGATATTGAGCCACAAGGTGAAGTTCCTTATACTAAAACTCTAGAATTTAATAATGCATTGAAAGCAGATAATCCAGTAGATCAATTAACTCAAGATGCTTATATCTCGTTATCTACTCCAGCCATTACATCAGAATCATTT